CGAGCGTGGCCCGCCCGGCCATGACGGCCTTGGCCTTGAACCAATGGGAGCGTGGAAACCTCAATGGCGTTTTCATCATCGCGATGTTGTTTCATGGAAAGGCGGTTCGTGGTGCGCTGTTCGTAACACACAAGCGGGGGAAGAACCCGGCAATGAATCGAACCCGGATAATCCGGCATGGATGGTGTTTTCACTCCAAGGCCAACGCGGCGTTAAGGGGCTACCCGGTGAGCGCGGGCATCGGGGTGAGAAGGGCGAGCGCGGCGAACCCGGCGCACGGGGCGCACGCGGCGCGGGCATTGCCAAACTTGCGTGGAATGGCTGGCAGCTTCATGCCGCCGATGAGGATGGTAACGAATTGGAGCCGGTGGAGTTCACCGCCTTTCGTGAAGAACTCGGGGCCATCGTCAAGCGGCTTGAGGCTCTGGAGAAATAAGCCATGGGCGTTACCGATCAAGCAAGCGAAGTGGTCAAGAGCGTAACCGAGGGGTTCAAGGGCAATCCCTCATGCCTTGCCGCCATTATCCTTGCCGGGATTTTTGCGGTGTTGACCTACTTGAATATGCAACACGATGAGCAACGGGCGCAAGCGCGGTTTGATAAGGTGATTGCCTTGTGCTGGAGCAACATAGAGGGGCCAAATCCTCAATCCCACGAAAGGCCCCCCGAGGATCGATAATGGCAACCATCACCGCGATCACACCACCCGACCGCAACGGCCTCGCCACCGACCTCATGCCGATGTTCAAAACCCATGTGCGTGTGGAGTTTGATCGCGATGACGATTACCTGAAACTATGCCTTGTGCGGGCTCTCGATTTCTTCGAACGCACCACCGAGTTTAGAGTCTTTGCCGCGCAATACACATGGACGCCCGAGCCGTTCACGGCCGGTGGCGATCCGGTGCCCTTCCCCATCCAGCCAATCAGCGAATGGGCGGCGCAAACGGCGGGCGGCACCGACACATCCACGCACTACCGGTTCATTGGCACCATGGACATTGACAATCAAACGGTGCCGCAGCTCCTCCAGCTCTTGAAGGGCGAGGAGATGACGGAAGGCGAGAACATCACCTTTGCGGTGGGCTTTGCAGACAAGGACTCGATTCCCCCGGGCGTGGTGGATGTCGGGTTCCGCATCGGCGCGCACCTGTATGAGAACCGCGAAATTACTTCGCTCACGGGCGTTGATCAGATGAACCCGGGTTATTTCAACTCGCTCCTTTCCGGTTTCTGGAGGCCCAAGGCATGAGGGCCGGAACACTTCGCGACCGTATCAGCATCGAACAGTACGTGACGGCCGAGGATGCGCTTGGGGCCGCCGCCAAGACGTGGCAGGCGATTGGCGAGGTGCAGGCGCAAATCATGGAGCAACAAGGCGGCCGGGAGTTCTCGGCTAACGTCGCGGATGTGGCCGAGGGCACCACCCGAATCCGGTTCCGTGAAACCCCGACGATCCACCTTGATCCGGCCATGCGGCTGGTGGACGTTGACCGGGGCGACATCTACGAAATCATTTCCATCGTGCCATCGCGCACCCGCAATGACATCACCGTCAACTGCAAGCACGGGGGTGCCAAGCGATGATGGAAAAAGACCTTGTGGACGCCCTTGGGGTGGCATGCGATTGCCCGAGCTACTACGGCATGCAACCGCAACCGGATGATGGCGCACCCGCCCCCTTGCCGGTGGTGATCACCAACCGTTCGGCCTCGGAATGGTTCGGGGCGTTCTGTGGCACCGACACCCGCTTATCAAACGCCACCATCCAAGTGGACTACTATGCTGACACGGCCGAGGCGGCCCGGCGCATGGCAGACACGGGCCGGGATGTGCTGGCGAGCTATGACGACAATGGCGCATCAGGCACCGGCACCCTTGATTCCGAGGTGAGCTATTATGATGAGGAAAGCCGCGCTTGGCGTGTCATGCAGCGGTGGACGATACCGGACTATCACCCATCGATATCTTGAGTTTGAGTGGCCCCCGGAAGGTGACGACATGGCAGACAAGAAACCTCCCAAGAACGCGATCCTAACCCCCCTCGCCGAATTGCGGTTCAAGGCCGGAAAGCTGCAACAGCGGTTCCACGTGGAGGAGGCCAAGACCGTTTATTATCTTTGGGTGAAGGTGCCCGAGGTGAAGGAAAGCGAACCTGATTGATGGTGGATCGGCTGGAGGAGGCGTTAATTGCCATCCGCCTATCCTTCCCCATGGCAGTGGATCGCAACCGCGCGGCCCACATTCTGGAGAGCGCGCTTGCCGAGCTGGTGAACGATGCCGCCGTGGATGGCCTCGGTGCCCCCAAGCGGCCCCGGATCGTTGCCACCCCGTTCGTGTCTTGGGATGATTTGCGCGCCGCCGTTAAGGTTGTCATCCACGAAATTGGCATAGAGGCATTTGCCGCCCAATACGGCACCGCTAGCCCCGAGTCGGTTCTCGACATGGTGAACCGTCGCAAGGCCCCGGGCGTGGCCACCAAGGCCCGCATGCTCCGCTTGGTGACCGGAAATTTTTCACACTAGGAATCGCAAACCGTAAGGGCTCAAATTGCCGGGCGCACCCTTCCCCCTTTGGAGCGCGCCGCCATGACGAAATTTACAGCTCAAGGCACCGAGGTTTTTCTACAGTCTCTTTCCTCGGGTTCCTCCCCGCTATCCGTTGCCGTCCTCGGTGTTTCCAACACCGCCCCGGCCGTTGTCACGATCAACGCCGCCGATACATCGAACTTCGCAACCGGCAACCTTGTGACTATGGAAGGCACCGGTTCATCCATTGACGGCAAGACATACGAAATCGGCGCGGTGGATGACACGGCGGGCACCTTCGAACTCGTGGGCACGGACCTCACCGGCAACACCACCACGATTGTTTCCGGCAAGGCCACCCCGATCAACGCCAGCGATCTTTTGCGATTCTGCCTAAGCTCTTGGGAGTGGGAAGTTGAAGCGGCCGATGCAATCGACGTGACGACATTTTGCGGTTCGGAGTCTCTGGCAGGCACGCCGCTCCCGGGCACGATCAGCATCGAAGGGTTCACGGATTTTGACGTGGCCGCGCAAACCGAATGGCGCAATGCCGTCTTTGATGGCCAACGCCGCGTGATGCAAATCGTTCTCCCGGGCGACCGTGGCGAAATCATCATGACGGTGACCATCAGCGGCTACACCCTCACCATGGAAACCAATGAGGCGGTTTCGTTCGCTGGTGAGGCGGTGGTGAATGAGGTTCCGCAGTTCCTAACGGCGGCCTAATCCATGGAACAGTTCGACCCGCTAGAAAGGCTCATGGCCCGGCGCATCATTGAGGTGCCTATCAAGATTGAAATGGTGGAGGGTGAGCCAATTGAGTTCACCGCCCGCCTCAAGGAACCGGCCTTTGCCGACTCCATGCCGATTTTCACGCAACGGGATCGGATGAGCGAACAAGAGTTCGGGTTAAGGCTCCTCGGCATTTACCTTTGGATTGGCGAAACGCGCATGACCTATGAGCGGCTTGGGGAACTTCCCCAAAACGTGGCCGCCCAACTCGCCATGCAATGCGATGCCTTCCTAACCCGGATGATCAAAACCGAGGAGGCAAAGAAAAGCCAAAAAAAAAGGAACGCCGCCGCCGCTCACGATGATGGTTCACAGTCTCGCCCACGAACTGCACATGACGGTGGAGCAACTGACGGCCAACCTCACGTGGCGTGAGCTGGTGGCGTGGAGTGAATATTTCGATGCCAAGGCCGAGGCCGAGCGCAAGGCCAACCGGCGCATCAGCCGGGGCCACAATGCAGGCGGCCAAATGGATGTGGATTTTGCCGAGGCATCCGATGACGCGATTGCGGGCATGTTCCGCGCACGCAAAGCAACAAGGCATTAGGCCATGCTCAAGATCACGGTGAATGCGGATGAGCTGGTGGCGCAACTGGAGCGTGACACCAAATATTTGGCCGAAAAGGAAATGCGCGGTGTCGTTTCCAAGGCCGTGAACGTCATTGCCGACGATGCCAAGCAAAACGCCATTGAGGTGGGCTTTGGCAACAAGGGCCGTTACCGCACCGCCTCGGGCAAGATCATCACCCGCAAGGGCCAAATCCCCAATGGCATCTACGCGTTCACCGGCAAGAACAAGGGTTCGGTTGTCCCGGCCAAGGTTGCTTTTGATCCCAAGAAGGCGGGCGGCGCTTGGTATGCCCGGTTGCTGGAGTTCGGCACCCGCAAGATGCCGCCGATTCCGTTCTTCATGCGGGCCCTCCCCGAGAAACGCAAAGAGGCCCTAGCGGCGGCGCAAAAACGGCTCAATGAGGCCGTTGGCCGCATGCTCGGATAGGGGGCGGCGATGGCTGGCGATAAACTGGAAATCCAAGTTGAAGCTGATACCGCCTCGGCCCAAAAGGGCATCAAGGGCCTAGCCGATGACCTGAAAGACGTTGGCAAGGCGGCCGAGGATGCCAACAGCGCGGCGGCGAAAGCCTCCGATGATCTTGCCGCCTCCTTGAAGGGTGTCAAAGACGCACTGCCGACCTCGGGCGATGCCAAGGGCATTGAGGATATCAACACCGCCACGCTCAATGCCTCCAAGTCCACGGCGATCACCGAAACGGCATTCCAGAAACTCGGGCGCACGCTCTCGGGCTTGGGCCGCACCGCCGCTAGTTCGCTTTCCTCGGCCTTCTCCGGTTTGTCTGGTATCGCCAGCACGGCGGGCCGGGCGATTGGCACCGCCTTGGCGGCCGGGTTCTCGGCCACCGCCATCGGGGCATTCGTGGTGATCGTTGCCACGCTCTATAAGAAGCTCCAAGACTTCATCACCTTTGCCGCGACGGCAGGCAAGCGGGCCGGGCAAGCCCTCACCGATGCGTTTTCGGCTGGCATGACGCTCCCCGATTTCCGCGCCTTTGAAGGGCTGTTTCGCGGCTTTGGCGTTGGTGCAGACGATGCCAACAAGTTGGCCGTTGCCATCGGCGCGATCCGCGAACAGGCATTGCAGGGCGGCGACAAGGCCGACCGCTTGGCGGGAATCCTCAAGCTGCTTGGCACCGACATTTCCGCGTTCACCGGCACGGCCGAGGATGCGGCCAACGGGTTGTTCAAAATCCGCGATGGGTTCCAACAGCTAGACCCGTTGCGGCGGCGGGAAATCCTTCAAGGGCTTTTCCCGGGCGTCAAGACCGATACACTTGCGCAACTCGACAACGCCTTGATGAACACCAACAAGACCACGTTGGATGTCATCAGCACGCTACGCCAGTATCAGCAGCAACAAGGGCAAGTGGATCAATCGACCTCGGCTATGGCGCAAGCATGGACCAAGGCCACCACCTCGCTTTCCAATTTCTGGAATAACCTTTCGGAAGTCACCGGGGCCAACGCCCTTTACAAATCCAGCATTGACCAGACTATCCAAGCCCTAAACGGCATCTCCGGTGTGTTGGATATCTTGAGTTCCAAGGTTGTCACTTGGGCCGCCGATTTCAAAGCCAAGATGGCCGACATGTGGGATAAGATTTTCAATCTTCCCGGTGATGTCAAAAGCAAGGCCATAGCCGATTGGACGGCGCTAATGCAGTCCATCACGGATGCCGTCACGGCGGGTGGCACGGCCATCACCGAGGCATGGCAATCCATCG